GCTGCGGACGGATCAATGATAATCTTTACCGGCTTTATTCCATCAAGCCACTGCTCCAGATCATTCGCATACTCGGTATCAGTTTTCTGCCTTTCTTCATCACGGCCAGAATAATAATACTCACGGCAGCACACCCACCGCCCGGAGTGTTCTTTGCACCACAGCAGAAATACTGTTGCATTCTGTGTACCATAATCGCAGGACACATAATAATTTGCATTTACCAGATCAGCCAGACTGGAAATCACATGCTTGGCAGTATCGAACATATCGTAAATGATGCCCTCAGCCATCGCCCATAGTCCCAGAATATACCGGCGATAGAACACACCTGTGTACATGCTACGATATCGCGCCTTAATTTTCTCCGACAGGCTCAAGTTATCATCCATCGTGAAATGCAGATACAACAGATGCTTTTCTTCCCGCTTATCAATCCATCCTGTCTTAAACCAGTGATATGGTCCATCCGGGTTGCAGTTGAACCAATACTTTGAACCATCAATAGAACATCGCCCTGTTGCCTGGTTCACGAAGCTTTCTGGCATCAACGCAACTTCATCAAAAAAGACCCCAGCCAAGGTAATACCTTGAATGAGATCCTGCGATCGTTCGTCTTTGCCACCAAATATATAGAAATAATTGGTCACGCCACCTCGGGAAACAATGACCAAATTGTCAGCTCTGTGATCTGCCACGGTATAACCGCGGCTACTGAGCATCAGCTTAAGCCAAAATAGTACATTCCTACGGAAAGAGCCAATTGTCTTACCACACATACCGAAATTTTCGCCGTCAAATGAGTTCATCGCCCACATAACAAACGAAAGTGACATGCTCACTGTCTTTCCGGACCGGATAGCACCATCGGCGATAATGCCATCCTTATCTTTAACCGGAGAATCCTCGCACCACCAGTTCAATACTTTGCGCTGCTTCTTTGAAAATGGCTTGAATTTGAAAACCCGCTTAATCCTCTTCATTGCCCCAGTCCTCCGCCGCAGTTCCATTCAGAGCATCGAGGAATCCATCATCTGCGTTTTCTTCTCCATCATCCGTTTGGACCTTGGCTCTGAGAAGCGCGATCTCTGCTCTCTGTTTCTCTGTAGCAAGATCCATGTGATCTGATAGCCACTGTAAGGCTTTCATCCGGTCGGCAAATTTAATTTTTACGCCATACGGTGTTCAATCACACTTCCATCCGACTCTGCTTTCATCTGCACGCCCGCTTCTGTCACGATAACGAAATCGTTCATATCCGCAAAAGCAATGTCCATATACTTCTGAAAGATGTCTGACTCACTTAGGAACTCCCTGTTGAGCCGTTCCTGCTTCAACCGCAAGATTTCATCTTTTATCCGAGTATTTCCGAGTAACGCAGGGCCATTTGTGACTGCAGTTGTATATCCACATCCATACGCTTTCTGGTATGCCTTGGTCGCATTAAAGCACCGGATGTAATATACGCAAAAAAGCTGTTGCTTATCAGTCAAGTCAGTATTTTGGATTACCCGCTTAACTTCATCAGCTACAGCTTTTTTCGTAACGTTCTTTTTGCTTTCCGAACGTTCGCTTTTCTTTTCCGAACGCTCGCTTTGATGCTCGCCATCCCAATGGTATGTACTTTTCCATCTTCGGACTGTACCGGCTGGGACTTTTAACCGATCTGCAATCTCGACCAGCTTCATCCCATCCTTATACAGCTTCCGGGCCTTCTCTGCCTTTTCGTTCGGACTTCTTGCCACTGCTGCCACCTTCCTGTTTCTTCTTTTCCCTGCACTCTTTCATAACATGCGCAATCGCCTGTTCGGCTGTTGGATCACTGTATCTTTCTTTGTTCATCCTGTCACTCCGTTCATAAGGAGGTCGCGGCTCCCCTGGTTTTCATGGAGCCGCTTAAGTTGTGAGATCATAAAGAAAAAGAGACTGCCGAAGCAATCTCCCTTTGAACCTTTCGTTCAGTATAACAATATCATATTTTTTGTGTGTCATTCTATGTCCTTTTGCAATTTACACTATAAAATTATTCAGTGCTCTCGCATGGATTCGATGTGTCTGTTTCCAGCTTTTATTTATCTTCACACAGATATCCTCCCACTTCATCAGCCTTATATACCGATACATCAGCACATCCTTTTCATCTTCATTATCCATGCGCTCTATCTTATCCGTGATCTCCCTGCACAGCTTGATTCTGTGGTATCTGGCTTTCATGTACCGTCTTTCCTCTTCGTCCAGTAGTGCAGCATAAGCAGATAGATCTGTGTTGTTATGTGCGTGTGGCATGCCGTCATTGCCTGCAGATGGCATAATCTTGCTTAAATGCATTTCTTTGATCTTTTCCTCACTACG